GTCCAATCAGGATCCTTGCCTTTCGCCTCCGCTGTGGCAGCAAGATCCCAGAAACGCAATTTTTTGATGTCATCAGGCGGATAATCGAACGTGTCGAACCAGTCCTGTTCAAACATGCCGCCCTTCTCAGTGACCTCCCAGTTGCCTTCGAGAAGGCGGGCACGCTCCACGGCATCCAACTCTTGGAGACTTTCCGTGTACGCCTCCTGATCCAACGACGGATTATCAGAAATGAGGGCAGGCATAAACTTTCTGTCCCCCCCCGAATTGAGAATGAACCTGTCGTACACCCATTCGTTTCCACGCCCGCCAGGGTTCGACGCTGCCCTTACCCTTAGAGGAACATCCGCCAAAGTCATCCCGCAGTCAGGGCACGCCTTCATAGACGCATCGGGGGCTGGTTTACGGACACGAGAAAATCCGACATACAGATACACCCTGTCAGTCGCCCACTGTGTCAACTCGTCAACACCAACGAACTGGTACGCGAACGACTGGAAGTTGTAACGGTCCTCGTCGCGTTCGCAATGCCCCAACGTGAGCGTCGCCCCAGACCGAAACGTCCACCGCTTATTAGTTACGTTGTATTCGGCGACAGTTTTCAGCCACTCAGTAGTGCGGTCAATGAACCCATCAGGTCCAGACAACTGGGGGAACGTCTGGCGAAGAAGAAGGGCGCTGTAACCAGGAACGCAAACGTATTGAAGGGCCGCTATGAGAAGCGTGTCCGTTTTGCCGCCACCGGCAGCGCCACCGAATAGGGCTTCTCTAGTCGTCGTCCACGACAGGAAGGCTTGCTGTTTCGGGTGAGGGGAGTGCGGGAGGGTCAACGAGCACGGCTTCTTCCACTCCATCAATGTCGCCAACTGATTCCTCGTTGTCGTCACTATTTTCCCCATCCCAGGCGTCCAATACGTTTGATGGCAAATCTCCTGCGTCTACGAGTGCCTGTAGAACCTTACGCTGTCTGTCGTCGTCCAACTCGTTCGTGACGTTGATGTGAGCGTTGAGTTGCTGCACGGGCCCGCCTCCTGCTCCCGTGACTTCTAGGCGGGTCGCAGGGTCTGACCACCGTTCAGGGAATGCCTTCGCTAGGAATCGTTCCGCTGCACGCCAATCCCCGTCTGCTGCTTCCGTATACCAGCGGGCCACAAGGGTTGCTTCTGCTTGAGCGCGGGCATCGTCTAACTGGTTTACGAAATCCAGGTACTCCTCCTGCGCCTCCGTGAGCGGTATCCCAGCCGCCTTGTCTTCCCTGGCCGCCTGGCCTCTTTTTTGCCACTCGTAAAACGACCATTTGGAAATACCCGCCGCTTTGTAGGCGGTATCTGCGTAATTGCCTGCCGCTATCAGTTTCAGCATCCGCGTCCGTTTTCTTTCAGGAACCCGGAACCCAGTTTGGGGTTTCCCATCCCACCCGCCGGTCAACTTTCCCGCTTCGTCGGTCACTTGACTGCCACCCATCCAGCAAAGTTCATCCACCGCCAGAAGCAATCGATTTGTTTGAAGCCGCTGCCTTCGAAGCCGCTGCCGTGAAGAAGGTTCTCGTTCCATTTCGCCAGCAAGGGATCGAGGACACCTTCGAGGCTGAGGCGTTTACGTTCGATCTGTTCGTCTGTGTAACCCATCGTCCTCTTGTGGTCGTGATAGATAGCGATCATGTCCTCGTCTAAACGGTTCGTCGCCCCAATCACTTTCTCCACCAAGACGAGTCTCCCGCCTGGGCGGAGAATCCTAACGAATTCGTCTATGACGCGTTGGCGGTGAACAACCGGGGTGAACTGAAGCGTCAATACGCAGAGTACCACATCGAATGATTCGTCTTCGAATGCTAGGTGCTCTCTTAGATCCTGGTACATGAACTCGTACCGGTCGTCGTCTATCAGGCGGGCTCGTTCCAACATTGGTTCCGAAATGTCGATACCGCACAAGTGCTGAATCGTGTGCCCGTTGCGTTTCGCATATTGGTCCAGGCCTATTAGGGCGAGTCCGTTTGAACAACCAGCGTCAAGCACCGAATGAACGCCGACAGGGTCAACGCCGAGAGCCAACGCCGGAACAGCCATTGCATTAACGGATTCTCGCATTTTGCGGTAGTCGGGGATGCTGCGTTCCAGCATGTCGTCAAAGACAGCCGCAACGTCTTCGTTGAACTCCCAATCGTTTTCTGGCATCACCGTGTCGCGCATGAGCGCAGTCTAGGGCAGCAGCGTCTTCCAGGGCTGGGAATCGTCCCGATTGGCGTCTCGGCATTCGACCCCGTTTGCCTTGTACATGGAACGCGAAAACTTGTTGGATTCGATAGCGAAATACAAGGCTGGGTCGTCGCCGTACCTTGGCATGATGAATTCCTTCAAGTACCGGGCTTTTGCTTGGTGGGCTCTGAGGGCCCCCTTGCCTGACGGGTCTTTCCACGGGTTGAAACACACCTCGTTTGGCTGCCACCCAGTAAGGCTCTTGATGCGTTCCATGGTCATGTCTTCGTACATAATCGAGCGGGCTGTGCAAAGAATGACGTACTCGTGCTTGAGGAGACTTACAAGCCAAGACCTGTATTCCTCTACCTCCTGAACGAACTTGGACATCGGTCGGTGTTTCGGCATTTCCTTGAAGTTGCTTGATAGCGCAACATTCAGGTCCTGGAGAATGATTCGCCCAGACGGCCCAAACGCGATGTCGCTTTTGGCTTGTGGCGCGAAAAGGGGCGTGTCCATATCTCTAGTTTAGAGAGCCATTTCGAGTCGGCGGGCGAAGGCATTGAGCGCCTGTTCGGACCTGTCTAGGTTCCCGTCGGGGAACGGAAGATCAAACTCGAACCGGATCGCTTCCGTGAGGGCCACGGGATCAATCGGTTGAGGGCCCCGACAGACGGCTTGCACCAATTGGTTCGGTCTGTACAGGTACGCCTGCACGTCGTAGAAGCCGACGCCCCACAGGTCCCTCCATTCATCCAGCGAGAAATACTTTTGCGCTTTCGGATGCTTCATCAGATCGGATACGACCACGCCCTCTTCATACCCAGCGGAGAATGACGAGTCGAACTGGGTTTCATGATTGGAGATGTTGTCCTTCATCCCCATCGCTGCCGCGTACCGGTCGGCTGTCCTCGATATCGCCCCCGCGTATACGGCTGTCCCAGGGTGCGACAAAGCAGAAACGATTCTGACGATGTGTTGACGGTCCGTGTGAAACGGGACACTGTTAAGAACTGATGCCAGGAAGATGGAGTGGAACTCGGTCCCGTCGGCGACCCGCTCCAGAAACACATCAGTGATATATCGAGCACCGTCTATATCAAACCCTGCGTCCTTGCCTCCCGTGTAATACGGCTCGAACGCTACGCAATCAACACCCATCGTGTCTCTCATGACGAGAGATTTGTCTAGTAGCCCCGCTCCGAAGTCCAAGACCGTGGTCCCGTACCAGCGTTTCCAGGCTTTCACATGCTTTTCGTTGGCCGGATCGAACGTGGACGCTGCCCGCTGCGTCTTGCCGGATCCTGACATGGCTGTTATCAAGTCAGCGCACATGGTTGGCATCAGGAAATTCTGTCGGTTGCTGGCCCGCCGAAACGAGTTGTAGCGAAGAACGTCGGCGTATTTGCCTTCCAGGTCGAAGTCCATTGACAAATGGTTCAGCAGCAGGTTGGCCAATTCGATCTTGTTGTCGTCTACTACAACAGTCTGGACTTCAGGGATGCCGGTCTCTGAGGCGTGCTGGAGCCTTCCCACGCCGTTCACAACCTTTCCTTTGCGGGATACGACTAGTGGAATCGACGTTTTCCCCCAGTGGTAAAGGCTTTCCGCCTGTCGGATTGCGTGAGCGCGGAACTGTTGAATGTTTTTCCCCGCCAACTCCCTCGCATCGTCCGTTCTAAGCCTCATACACGGATACCAGGCGTCAGACCCCACCTCTAAGGCTGGGAGGCCCCTGAGGGCCTCCAGAACGGCGCTGAGGGGCAGCCTCTCAGACAGGCTTTCCCCCGTATCCTGCTTCTCCATGTCATTTGTTGCACGATTGAAGACAATGTTGACGCCGCGACGCCTCTCAATGTCCAAATCCTTCAACACAACTACCGGAACCTGCGTAGCCCCAAGGTCACGCGCCGCATCCAGCCTTTGGTGGCCGGACAGCACCTCCCCCTTGTCCGTGACGTACATCGGCAACAACCAACCCAACTTTTCGAGACTGGCTTTCACCAACTCGAACCGGCCAGGATCAGTGCGCCGAGGATTGTACGGCGCTTTAGACAACGTCTCAATGTCGACCAGCACCGGGTGGACGAACTTGGGCCGTCTCTTCTTCATCGCGTCAGGGAATACGAGTACTGCCATTCCGTGAACGTCGGATGCTCCGCGACCTTCGCCGCCCAGAACGGATCGTCGTACCTGAGCACAGTGTCAAACCGGGACACGAAATACTCAGAGAACCCTGCCTCCACCAGAAGCCAATACGGGGTTCCCGACAGCACCTTCGTTTCATCCTCGTTGAATGTCACGTTCATCTCCGCCCCCCGAAGAGACGGGTCGGCCATCAACTCCTTGACGCGTTCAGCAACTTCCTGATACGTCAAATAGATGTAGCCGCCATCATCTTGCCCAGGGGTCTGTATAAGCGCAGACGCTGACACAGCAACAACGGCCCATAGAAGAAACACTGCGAGCATCACCGCCACCGCGGCGCAAAGACGGGTTATCCAATCCATTGTGACCCTCTCGTCATTTTTTGAACTCGTTATTCCCAGTCGTTGGGTCAGCGACAGATGCCCACACCTGGAACTGTGACGGATCCAACTGAAGCAACTCGCCGATGCGGCGACCTCGTTCATCCTTCGTCAAATACCCGTCAGCCATCAGAGACTGCTCCCAATCCGAGTACTGCTTACCGCATGTCGAAATGGTAGACCCGCCAATCTTGATTGTTGCCACCCGCCGGACATCGCCAGGAGCACCAATCGTTGCTACAGGGTCCCTCTCCTGGGGAAGATCTTTCAACACGTCGTCTATATCTATAGGGGAGAACCCTGTCCCGTCGAGACTGTCCAAATCCATTAGGACCGACGCCAACGCCATGTTGTAGTAGCCAGCCTTGTCGGCGAGACGATTATCAGCCAGCATGATACGCGCCGCCTCTTCGTCGGTTACGTCAACAAACGTGACCGGGATCATGTCCCACCCCAGCGACCTGACTGCCTGCCAAGTGTTATTGCCCTTGAGGATCAGACTGGAAGATTCCTGCACGGCTATTGGGCGATAGATGCCGTTGACCCGCAACGATTCCGCTATCGCCCCGATGTCGCCTTGGCGGGCGTTCTCTGGGTGAGGCTCGACCGAATCGACAGGCACCCACACACAACCATCCAACCCTGAATGTCGGGGGGTTTCACCCGAGATGTGCCCCCAGCGCTTTCCTGCCTTTGTTGGTTTTGCCTCAGGGTCGTCGGTTAAGCCGAGACGCACACGGATTGTTTCCAAGGCGTCTTTCTGGTCGCCCATCGCGTCGAACCATTCCTGAAAATACCCTGCCTCTACAAGCAGAAGGTTTTTCCCGACGTGGATCTTCTTCGTTGTTGCTTCGACAGGTTCGTTGTCGTCTGACCCGCCGCCGAACAGGTCCTCTTCGTCTTCCAACTGCTGAAGTTGTTCCAACGAACGCCGATCCCACCCTGTGCCCTCAAGGTCGGGGCGGAGACGCTCAATCAGTTTGATCAAATTCGGGCGATCGTATGTCGCCAAATCCGATGTCCTGTTGTCGGCCAGCAAGATGCGTTTCGCCTGGGCATCATCAACCTCGACGTAGATGGCAGCGATCTCACCCCACCCTAAAGATTTCGCTGCCTTCCAAGTGTGGTTACCCGCGAGGATGTTGCCGTTCCTGAGATCGGCGACAATCGGGGAGTACTGGCCGTTGACGTTGAGGCTTTCAGCGATCCCCTGAACATCCCCCCTGCGCGGGTTCGCAGGGTGGGATTGAACAGAGTCGATCGGTATGGCTAGACCCTCAAGGTCCGCAGCGATATTTGCCACTAAGCGGCCTGGGTGATCCTGTTGTGGTCTCTGCCGTGGGTTGTCCACTTGTGGATCCACTGCTTGGAGCACTCAAGCGCCTCGGCGAGATTCTCCAAGGTTTCACCGTGCTTGCGGGCAAAGCGAAGATCGTTCAGCAGGGCGTCCTGGGCTCTGTGATAGTTCTCTTTCGCTGCGACCATGTTGGCGTGGCTGTCCTGCACCAACTGCACGATTTCCTCAACTGGTTCTGTTCTCCTTCTAGGCATAACGTTTCATTCCTCTCTGGGCCTTGACCCACAGTTTGTCAGACTCTGTCTGAGCCCATGTTCTTGCTTTGCTAACTTCTTTACCCACACCAACGGGTTTGAGCCCCTCGGTTTCTATGTCGTGTGCTGATTTGCCGGATAATTGTTCGCTCTCCAGTTTCTCCAACCGTTCACTCTGTGTCGGGGACAACAATGTTCGCCCACCCTTCGTATCCGTGCTTCTCGAATATGAGTTCCGCTCGGTAAATCCTGTTGTACCTGATCGCTACCGTCGGGCCGCTCGTTTTGATGCTGTCCTCTGGCATCAGGATGATCCCAGGCTCATGGTCGTCAATCATCACGCCGTTCATCACGATAAAGCCGTCGTTGCCGACGCTGATGACCGTGTTCTCATCGACGATTTCCCAACCGTAGAACACTTTCAGTTTACGGTTTAGATTCATCGCTAGGCGCGCCATCATCGAAACTGCGATGTTGTGCGCGATGGACGCCGCCAACGCCGGGTCCTGATCACCAACGTGACCGCGGGCAATCCCCAACGCTGTGGACCACTGATCGTCCGCGACCTGGAGGGCGCTTGCCATCTCATCGAGATCGTTCTGTGGCACATCCTCGCGTCCACGAGCCATGTGGTGTCTGGGTAGGTTTTGATTCATGTCTTCCTCGCTGTTGTTTGTCATTTTGTCCTCGCTATAAGGGTCTTGACGAGATCGTTCAGGACGCTGTCCTGTCCTGCCTCGTCGCCGTCGGTTACGGCATCTACAACAACCCGCTTCTTCTGGATCAGTTCGTAGATGTCGTCATCGATGGTTCCGTCGGCCAGCATGTACCACGCTGACACGTTGTTACTCTGGCCGATGCGGTGGCAGCGGTCCTCGGCCTGATCGTGTTCGGCTGGGGTCCAACCCTGTTCAATGAACAATACGTCTGACGCTGCGGTGAGGGTGAGGCCCACACCTCCAGCCTTCATGTTCAGCACGATCACTCGGTTCTCTGGGTTGTTCTGGAAAGCGTCGATTGCTTCTTGGCGCTTGTCCATGGAGTCCTTGCCTGCGACACGCAGCCCGCCGTACTTGTTGGCGATCTCATCCACCACGGAAATATGGTGAGCGAAGACAACCAACTTGCGGTCGGTGCTGTCCAGGAATGAATCAATCCACTCGCATGCAGCGGCGACCTTGCCCTCACCGGCGAGCCGCTTCAGGGTCGTGATCTTCGCGAGGTGGTCGGCAGCGTTGCCGCCTGCGCCGTTCTCTGAGAAGTACGCCAGCGTGTCAGCCTCGGCTGCACGATACTGCTTGATGGCGGGGCCGCTCAGATCGACCTCGATGGTGTAGCGCTCCTTCTCGGGGAGTTCGGTCAGCACGTCAATCTTGTTGCGTCGGACGTAACAAGTTTGGCGGAGCGTCGTGTTCAACTCTTCCTCGTTGGAGGAGCCCGTGAAATCCCAACCCCACCCGTTGTGCTTGGCGTTGCAGTACCGCTTACGGAAGTTCCACGACCCGCCGAAATCTTCGATGCGGTCCAGGATCTCCAACTGCGCCACCAACTCAATGGGGCGGTTCAGAACGGGCGTGCCTGTCAACGCCAAGACCATGCCCTCGTCGGGGATGGACGCTGCGATGTCCTTAAGCGCCTTGGTGCGTGCTGCGGCAGAGTTCTTCGCGTAGTGGCTCTCATCGAAGATCAGCGACTGGAAGCCAGCAGCGATCAGGGCGTCCTTCTGCTTAGAGAGAATGTCGTAGTTGATGATCACCACGTCAGCGTTTTTCACGCCAGCCTGGTTGTCCACGATGTGCGTGGTCTTGCCGGGAAGCCACATGCGGACCTCGCGCTGCCAGTTGTGCTTCAGGGAAGCAGGGCAGACGACGAGCGCCGGGTAGACGCCACCTGCCTGCACTGTTGCCAAAGCCTGAACGGTCTTCCCCAACCCCATCTCGTCGGCGATGAATGCCCGCCGCGTGTCGAGGGCGTAGCGGACACCTGCCCTCTGGAAGGGCCTAAGTGCGAGCGCCGCTCCTGTGTCTGGGTGAACAGTGCCGAGGCCCTTGACTTCAAGGTCGGCGTCTGTCGCC